AAGTGTTGTTCCGTCTCCCAGTAATGTATAGATCTCAGTAAAATTTTCATTAATTTTCACTCCCCCAGCGAGCAGGGTATCACCTGTTCCACTATTGGGGGATGTGCCTGTACTTATGCCCTGTCTCGCCATCTTATGAAAGGTATTTTATAGGTTTATTTAGGGTGTAGTTGAATATCCAACAAATTTCAATGGATTGTTTCTTGTTATCAATGGAGAAGATGTAATATCACCGTATGTGGAAGCTGTGAACGTCTTAGCTGAGGTGGAAGGTCTCGCTGAGAAACCAATTCTTCCATAAGTCGTCAAACCATAAATTTCATCATCTGCGATTGCCTTGTTAGTGCTTGTAGTACCAATTCCAGCGATTGCAAATTCAACTCTCTTGACACTTGTTGTAAATCCAAGAATATCAACATTTTTAAGAACATCATATACAACAGCGGCTGTATGAATACCATTTATGTTACTTGTCTGAGAGAGACCAACATTTGAATTATTAATTACAAATGTGTCCCCAACTTCAATACCACTAGTGGATTGTGCAACACCAACATAGAGAGGATCTCTAAATGCTGAGTCCTCAGGGATAAACAGGTCAATTGTAACTGTTGATGATACGTTTGTGTAACCATATCCAACAATTTGTGCTTCATCACCACGATATGTGGTAACACCTATAACCTCACGAATAAGGTTAGGTACCTCAATCTCCACAACAGGTGGATTTTCAGTTGTGTAGCCAACACCACCAGAAGTGACAGTTGCACTGGTAACAGAATCACCAGTTACTTAATGTACCAAGTCAAAGTACCAGTTGCTTGACCTGTAGTTGTAAATCCAGGTCTCGCAATGGTGACTGATGGGTTTGTGAGATTTGTATAACCTGTTCCACCAGCTCCAATGTTGATTGAGGTGATAGTACCAGCTGTTGAGACAGTTACAGTAGCAGAAGCCCCAACAATGTCAGTTTGATCAGTCATTGTGATACTAAACTGATAATCAATGATTCCAGTTTCATTATTTTGGTCAAAAATGGGTCTTACACTATCGACATATGCAAATGTGCTTGTTACACCAACATTTACAGTCAAATATGAAGCTCCAAAGATTTGTGGTTCTAAACCAACTCTATCTTTAGTGACAAAATTACCATTTATGACTAAATCATCAGTTTGCTTACACCAAGTAACTGGTCTTGTGAAAGTTGTGTCTGTAACAACACCAGGACCAGGATATGGGTTGGTATTTGCGATTTCAAGAGTTGAAATACCAGTTACAACTCTCTCTGTCTGTTTAAATCCAAGATTTTGACCTCTTGTTGCATCATTTTGAATTTGTAACTTGTCACCAACCTTAACAGTCTCCAAAACATCAACAAATACAACATCAACACCAGGTGTTCCCTTGTAGAAGATGATTTTGCTTGAATCACCCTGTTTTGGAGGTTCACTGAACTTAATTACACTACCACCAGTGAAGGTATAGGCTTCTTCTGGTCTTTGAAGGACATCATTTATGAATACCAAGAGGTTATAGTTAAGATTTAACAATGAACCAGTGGCTGCTACAATTGAAGTCGCTTGTCCATCAATTGTGAGGTTGAAGTTTGTCTCTCTTCCGTCAAACAGAGTGTCTAACTTGTCAAATACGTCAAGTTCACCAATTGTCCAACCGTTAAATGTGTCTCTGTATACAGATTCTACATTTACTCGGAATTCGTTGAATGTGACAGAGGTATCAGTTGGAATACCGCTTATACCACCCACTTCAACAGTTAAGGCATCGCCAGATCCGTACGCGTAACCAAAATTGTTGAGTTCGAACTCGATTACACTAGTTCCAGAACCAACAGTGATGTCAACAGTTGCTTCTTGTCCACTTCCAGAGGCATCTGAGGTGTAAACCAGTGGAATATTGTGATATGGGAGAGGTTTATCGATAACAACCAATGGAGGTTCTGATTGTGAGAACCCTGTTCCACCATTTGTGACTGCAATACCGATAATCAGACCATCTTGTACAGTTGCTGTACCAATTGAGAACATTGTTGGAATACCAAGGCTCTCAGATTGAGCAAATACTCCAATATGAGTCTGAATGCCAGGTCTATAACCACTACCAGAGTTGCCAATAGACACAGACTGGATAGTTCCAGCTGTTGAGACAACTGCTGTAGCTCCAGCGGCTACAAGTGGTTGATAACCAAGACCTTTGCTCGAACCAACCGAGACAAGAACACCAGCTCTTGGTACATTTGCTCTACCTGGGTCATATCCAGCACTTCCTTGGTTTCCAGTGTAGGTAATACTGGTCACACCAGCAACTTCATTGAGTTCAACATCACCAGTAGAGAACTGATCACCTTGTGGTTCTTGTAAAATATTGGAATTAAGGATAATTGCTTGGTTTGTAGAGAAACCAGTGACTGCAACACCATCACTAAACAATCTGAAGGTGTCTTTGACCCCATCAAACTGATTTTGGATATTATCGAATGTGTAGTTGTCTTCATATGTGTCATCTGAAGTCTCTGGAACTCCACTTCTAGTGAATGTTCTTCCTTGGAAGGTAGAATTGGTGGTAATTCCACTCCAATCAACATTATCTGGACCATCAGTGGTTGTTCCGATTGGTCTTGCTCCAAATGGAGCGCCATCGAAGAATACTGTACTATCTCTGATGGTGTAATTGCCTCCCATCAGGAATACGGTAGAACCAATGGAGTGAGGAGCAGCTACAGAACCAAGTTGAGCTCTCAGAACTTCAAATCTGTTGGTCTCTCCAACCCCAATTGATCTTATCTTCATCAATTCGTCGTCAATCTTGATTAAGTCAGGTGCGACAAACGATGTGATACCAGTAACAGTGAACTCTGTGTCAAATACGATATTTTCATCGAGTTCCGTGCTGACCTGAACCTCAGTGATAGGTGCTTGGATGAGATTGTCAATGGCCAGAAGAGTTTTCGCGTTCTGTTTGGTCGTTGTGATCTTGTGTTGTGATGATGTAGCCACATCAGTGAAGTCGAGGACTAGTGGTGATGGCAATAAAGCGTCTTGTGCAGAGGCTGCAAACGATACTCTATTCTCACTGAGTTTTACAACAAACAATTCTGTAGGAAGTTTGGTTGTTGAAACACCTGCGATTGAAGTTGTTGCAATTCCAATAGCATTTGCTGTTGATGTGGTTGAATCTTCATAAGAATAGATGACTTTTTCACCTGTTACGAAATAATGATTGGGAAGATCAATTTGGTTTGATGCCAGGATCACAACTTCATCATCAGAACCATCGAATTCTCTACTAAAGATTGGTAGACCATTATGAGTAAGGTTGAAATCTTGATTTTTATCGTATTCCGTACCAGTGTAATCACCAGTTGTGGAAATCAACTGAGTATTTCCAAGATCAAGAATCTTAGTACTTGTATTATTGTCAAAAGTCTTCAATGTGAGACCAAATGCTCTTACTTCAACATCAATACTTGGATTTGGAGTAAATACAAGATTTGTTCCAGAACCTGTGGTGCTCAGACCAATGGTTCCAAGACCCACATTTGTGTAAATTTCACCAAATTGTGTGATTACTTCACTATTGAACTGAGTATCAATGGCAGCGATCTCCACCAACTCATATTCATTATTAGTAGTGTCTTCGATGCTGATAAAGAAGTAACCACTAGCTTCAGGATCGAAGAACTGTGCAATTGTGTTTGCGGTAGGCGAACCTGATGCTGAGATAGAGGTAGAATAAGAGACCAAATCACCAGTCCTAACAGCTGTACTTCCAACACCTGATGATGAACCTGATGTACAGACAGTCAATAAGGATGCATTACATGTAAGGGCTACTGATACTGACGGAATAAACTCAATGACGACATTTGAACCACTAATGAAAGAGTTATAGGTACCAAATCCAGAAATACCAGCAAGACCAGTGTCATTTGTGATGTCACCATATTGAAGTTCTAATACTTCCGAACCATCATGAAGAATATTGAGTTCATTAGCGTAGAAGTTGCTATCAGGATCTTCATACTGTAAGAGAAGTTTGGCGGCTCTTACAGTATTTGATATGGATACCAATGTAGTTGTGACACCAGCTGAGATATTAGTGTGAATACCGGTGATGTTGACTACACTACCAAGTTGTTGATTGGTAGAGTCAGTCTCAGAGCCACTAACATTAAATGCAAATGATGAGACATCATAATTGTTATATTCAAACTCATATGGATAGAAATTAAGATCCCAGTCAGTTCTTGTTGAACCTATGCCAACACCGAACCAACCAAGAGTTTCATTACTCTCGATTCTTGCATATTGATTAGTGTAAGAGTTGAGATTATCTTGGAGAACAGATACAATTGCAAACTGAGTTTCATCCAAAAGGTCAGAATCTCTTACAAAAGTAAATATCTTCGCGAAATTGTAATCTGACCCAAAACGTGAAACCGTTTCAAAAGGTTCACTTCTTGGATTACTATCAAATTGAGAACTAATATCATCAATTGGAATAACTCTGTTACCCCTTGACTCAAAGTAATCTTGTAGTAGGACATTCTCAAATACGATTTGATTTGAGATAGGAGCTCCATTTACATCGACTGTTCTCTCGGTGGCGATATCAAAATCATCATAACAATGAACACTCTTCTCTTCTGAAAGATCTACAACAGCATCAACATCAATGTCAGCTGCTCCAAGTCTTCTGGAAGCGGATGTTTCAACAACAAGATCAGAGTATTTCTCAAATCCAGAAGCATGAGCCAGAGCACTTACTGAATCATCCCATGTTTCAAAGGCAACTCTTGACTTGAGAGAGTAAGAGAAGTTTTGATAGTATTCATTGTTAGGAATAACCTGAAGATTGTTATTCAGAATACCAGAATCTGTCTGCCATCCATCATAGACAGTGGCACCAGCACCGGTCTTGATCTCAGCGTTATATTCAATTTTATCATCAATCACTGACTTAATATTTGAAGTGAGTGATGTCAGAGATGTACCTACAACAAAGTCATTGTTGGTTGACACATAAAGCAACTGACCAATGGGATCCCATCTTTCAATTACGCCAACACGATCGTTATTCAGAACAGTTTCACCAACATCATAATTTCTTATCTGGAGCTTCGGATCAAAAATTGGGAAGTATGATTGTGGAGTTACAATAGCAGCTGCTATACTTAAGACTTCACCAGGAACTTCGGAAGAAGATAAGTAATCTTCAAGACTATACTCAATGAACGCACCAGCACCACCAAGTTGTGAGTCAACAGTTGTCAATTCAAACAAATCATAATTATAATTTTCGTTATTGTATCCCTTACCAGTAGAACCAACACCAATAGAGACATTCTCTACCATGATGTTACCACCCACCTTGAATGGGAAGTCTTCACCTTCACTGAATTGTTTTTCGAGTGTCAGTCTTACAATCTGAGTGCTGTTGGTGTAAGAAATAGATGAGATACTAAATCCGTTTGAATTTTCAATTGGATAGATGTTGGGAGTTACATTATAAAGTGAGTTGGTATTGTTAATAATTTCAACCTCAGTATCACCAAGTTCATATCGTAATTCAACATCAGTGATTAAGTCATTTGTAAATCCATCCTTTACTACCAGTTTAGGAGCAAAGATGTAATTCACCCCACCAGAGGAAATACCGATACTCTCAAAGGACAGGAGAGGGGTTACACTAAGAATTTCGGGGAGATTCGCAACTCCTCTCATTGTTGTGTCAGTTGGATAATCAAATCCAATGTTATTAGCTCTTACATTAAGGATTTTACCAATGGTCCTACTGGATGCTTCAATAATTGCACCAGTTCCCTCAGAACTTGCAATACTGACAAATCCAGGTAGAGTTTTGTAACCAGCTCCCTTTCCAAATATTCTTACCTTGTGTACTGGTCCTTTCTCAGTGAGAGATGAGGTTGAATAAGTGGTATTAGAATTTGATGTGTTGAACTCAAGAGTATCAGGGGGTTCTGGGATACTATAAGAGAATGTTGTAGTACCAATTCCACTAATCTTATGAATACCATCTACATTATTTTCAACAATATTGATTTGTGAATTCTTATTGACTTCAGAGTCAATCAATATCTCTTCTTTAACAGGAGGAATCAAATTGAGGTTTGTTGGTTCTAATCTGTAATACAGACTCTGTGGAAGATTGTCAGATATTAAAATATTGACATTTGCTCCAGTGTCAACACCAATTTTACCAGTAGATGAGACTTCAAATGTTGATGTAGTTTTTGTAGAGTAGAATTCATCAGTAAATTCTGGGTCATTGTAAATATGGAAACTAAAAGCAGAGAGGGAATCAGTTCCGTTTAGGAATGACAATGAACTATCATCAAGAACGAACCTAAGATTATTATTTCTTTGAATGGTGAACTCTGGATTAATCAGAGACAGGGTACCAGGACCTTGTGTGCTTAATCCAACGACCACCGGAGTCTGTAATTCGGCCTCATATTTTTCATTAGTGAGTTGGATTGTATTGTCGTTGAGAGGAACAACAAAATACATGGCATTATCGACCAATCCACCTGCAGGTGCAATAGCTGTGTGAATAACCTTATCACCCAACTTAAATCCATGATCGTCAATTTGGATCAGGTTTCTAACAGTATCAACACCTACAGCTGCAAAATTCTTTGGATCAAATACGACTCTTCTATTGAAATCGTTGTAAATGACCTCTACATCTTTTGTGAAGGTTGGTTTAACATCAATGGTGACCTCATCATTCAATCTGAGCGAATGGGTCTCTGCAAGACCTACTGTGACTATATTTTTAGTAACATCAGCACTCACCACATCACTCAACATAGTTGTGAATGAATGTGTGTCACCCGCTCCAACACTGGTGAAAGAAAGAAGACCAGCGGTGGAATTTACTCCAACATAATTTCCAGAGATTGTATTAAGACCAACTCTGTTGGAACTAATGCCAAGAATATTCTTACTAAATGGAACTGCATAAAGAGTTCCGAGGTCAGTCAGATTTCTAAATGGATAGTTTACAGTTCCATTCCAGACAACCATTGAGGTACCACCATCACCAGTCTGATACTTCAGGGGTGTATTTAATTCGAGGCCATGATCTTTATAATAAAGTTCGGTAGGTTGTAAGAATACCTGAGTAACACCAATACCAGGATTTGAGAACCTCACAGTAGTACCAGAACCGACAGTACCAAGACCAACTGTTTCAATTGGATCAAAGTAAAGTTGTCTATTGGTGACAAGTGTTTTGGTGGTCGATAAAGTACCAGTAATAGAGAAGTCTCTTGGAAGATCAACAAGAAGAGTATTGTTGGTGTAAGCAGCTCCTACCGTATTTTCATAGTTTCTAAGTACTCTAATTCTCTTCGTATCAAAGTCTACATTTAATACCTTGACTTTTTCAAAGGTATCAGAATAATTGATTTGGAAAACATCATTTTCACGACAGAACTCAGGTGTCAAATTGCCTGCAACATAGAAGTAAGTTACAATACCGGTCGTTTGGACAGATGAAATACCTAGGGTTAGATTTAGTGTATTTGTATTAACAAGAACTCGATAAGATGAATTAAATTTGTCAAAAGTTGTAGAGAGACCACTAATATTGATATCATCCCCATTCTTAAATCCATGAGGATATGAAGCAATACCTACAAAGGAATTTCTTCCTAAGGTTGGAATAAATTCAACACCCTCAAAGGATGTGGCAGAAACGCTTACTCTTGATACTTCTCTTCCCTTAATTTGAGAGACCTTTACATCAAGACCTCTACCACCTGTCCCCTCTTTTGCAAAAACTACCTGATCATTTACTTTGTAGTTTGTGCCTGGCGATTGCACAACAAGACTATCAACAGTTCCTGATGATGCTGCAGAAACGTCATATCCCTGTTTGATTATCTCATTAGAATTGAAGATGTAATCATACCTATTCTTCTGTCCACTAGTGAAATAGAACTTGGAGTTTCTAAACCATGTGTCACTTGTTATATCATAACCATTTTGATTATTTGATGGTTTGAAATTAAATGGATTTGGCTTACACCTATAAGTATTGCCAATAATATATGGGAATACTGGTTCAAAGAACTTTTCAAATGGACCTGTACCAGATACTGCATCATCAATAGTGGCAAAGTATGCGTAAACACCATTAGGGAAGTCTGGTGTGACACAGAATCTACCATTGTGTTCATCTAGAGTTGATTGACCAATGTAAGTATAATCATTGACAAAGAATCCAGCAGCAAATGCATTCACTGATGGTCTGTTTGAATCAGATACATCTTGGACATATCCAGATGTCATTTTAATGATAGAACCTGTTCCATCATTATTCTCATAACCATATGGACCATAGATTGGATTGCCATCATATGCCCATCCAATGATTGGAGAGTGATTAGTGCTATCTACCTCAACACCACCACTCTTAACAAGGTCATATGTACCATACTTGATATTGTCAGATTCCTTTTCATCATAACCATTCAGAGCGAACACAGACTCTCTAAGTGGTCTAGCAGCATAGAGGTGTGAATATTCAAGAGATGTATTTCCAATATTTTCATTGATGATACCATCATCAGACAGGATATTATCATAAACCCTCTGAAAGAGGTTAACATTCCATGGATGAATATCAGCGTTAGCAATCGCACCAAGTCCAGATGGCGTGATAGTGATAAATGTCTTACCTTGAACGTATCCTCTTCCTCCATCAAGAATAATAATGTCCTTTAATCTACCTTGACTATCAATTGTTGGGGTAAGTTGAGCAAAATTACCAGTCTCACTCTCAATAGTTAAATGTGGAGGGGTATTGTACTTTGTTCCTCTTTCATTGATAATGAATGATGTGATAGCACCATCATTAATGATTGGAGTTACCCTTGCTCCTCCACCAGTTTCAAATTTAATATCTGGTTGTCTGTTAAAGTCGATGATCTCTGACGCACCATAACCGACACCACCATTAGTAATATCAATAGACTTGATAGCACCTCTGAAAAGTGGTTCAATTTCAGCATCATAATTCTTTTGGTTTCCTAAAAATGGTTCATCACTAATCAACCATTGTGAAGTTCCATTGACCCTCACATAGAACTCACCTTCAACAGTGCCATTATTTGTAATTTCAGCCTCAGGTCCGTCAGGTCCAGTCCAAGCAATGACATTATCTGGTGTCTCAATGTTCTCCTCAATAGGAGACTCAATAACAAACAGAATTTCAAAGTCACTAACAAAGGACTTGTCAAAATAATTTGGAAGACCCTTAACTTCAACAGATATAGGTTGATAATTGAAAGTACCATCACCAGTTGAAATCAGATCAACCTCAACATTGTTATTGTAGAAGAATTCTCTATCATCAATATTTGATCCTATTTGAGCGAGTTTGAAACTATCATTTGTTGCATGAAGGATGTAGTACTCGTCTTTATTCCTCAATCCCTGTACAGTATTAGAACCTCTCACATATCTAACAATCTCTCCATTCTTATATCCATGGTTTGGAATATTGAACTGATTACGTGCAGTATCAACACCAACTCTTCCTAACTCATCAGTGACTCTAATAGCTCTTTCCTTGTTTTCATATCCACTACCAGGATCAGTAACAATTATACTTGAAACAACATTAAATTGTTTGACACCAGCAAAATACTGAATTCCCTGACCAAGACCAGTGATTTCAACTGTATTGATGCCAATCTTAGCATCATCCTCAGTGTTGTGGAATCTAAGACTCTCAGCAGTTACAACATGAATAAAATATCTTTGATTTGTATTGAGACCTACAACTACATTTGGATTTCTTGGTTGATAGACTAATCCATCACCATCAATCAGTTTGTGAGCAGTCCCAAAACCAATTGCATTGTTAGAAACACTTACCTCATCAGGATTAGCTGCATTGAACTTGAGTTCTAAATCAATTTTCTTGAGTTTAGCTTCTGCTTTTGCACCATAACCATTACCACCCCTGATCCTAACTTCGGGAACTTCTTTATATCCAAATCCAGGATCAGTAATATTAATCTTATAGAGAGATCCCTTTGTATTTGTCTTACCAGTAACACCAAATCCAGTTTCATCAACAACATTCAGGATTGGGGGATTGATAATATCATAATCAGTTCCTTCCTTTGTGATATTGATAGCTTGAATATCACCATAGTAAACACTATTCTGTGATTTGTAGTTCAGGAGTTCTACACCATTGGTGAAAGCACCAGTATAACCAGAGGTAGTCTCATAAGTACCACTTTCCATGTTGGGTGGCAAAATTTCTCTGTATATTCCCTGAACATATACATTCTTATTGTAGAATTCCAAGTATTCTAAACTACAATCAGTAGCTGTCCCCTCAAGAGAAACAAAGATGTTCTTGAAGAGGTCTGATTTACTTCTTGAAATTTTTACATTACTTTCATCAACACGTCTGATGAAGTATGATCCAGTTGTAACACCAGTAAATCCCGATGAACCAGGTGTGTAGATAACTGAGTCGCCAGTATAGAAACCATGATCTGGTAAGTTAGTTGAGTTTGTTGGTAAAGTTAAAACATCAGTGCTAATTCCCGATGCAACACTTTGGCTAAACTTGACCTTTCTATCATATGGGTTAGTAATAATATCATTGTAATTTGGAATTGAGTTTGAAGAAAGAAGGACATCTCCATTGAATTTTGAATAGGTATTCTGGACATTAGCAATAAAATTGTTAAGTTGTGGATATCTTGTAGAATTGCCTTTTAGGGTATTATTTTCAACAAAGTAAACTTGATTCAGAGATGCAGATGATTCAAGTTTGATGGTGAATTGTTGAGCATTTGCAACACTATTGATCTCACCATTGATTGAAATGGTTCTATCTTCATTAATTAAACTAATACTATATCCAACTTTAAAGAAATGTGGATAAGAAGAAGTTATAGTATAGATTCTATTGGAGGGATCAGTTTCAACAATATCCTCTACAAAGAATTTTGACTTTACATTGAGTCTCCAATTATTTGATTTCTTACCCGTTGCCTCCAAACCAAGTGATTTGAGAAGGATTGTGTCATTTGGTCTGTAATAATTGGCTTGCTCGTTCAATTGAAAGTCCTTTAAGGACGATGCCATTCTTACAATGATCTTATTTGTCTGATTGATGTCAGTGTAAGCATAGCAGAACTGATCAAGTCTGATATCAGTTGTCAGATCAATCTGATTGAGAACCCCATCTACATTAAAAAATTGGTTGTCAGTTTTACCACTGTAAGCAACTGACACATTATTTCCATCAATATCAACAGTGGCAAGTTTACCAAACTCTGGAAAACCAATCGTTGAGTCAACATCAATGAAAGTTTGTCCTGTTGAGACATTGTTTAAAATCTTTGTTTTGGGGTCTGGTTCAAATGTGCCAAAAATTGAACCCTTTACATTAATATCTCTTGAATATCCAGAATCAATACTAATCTGATAATACTCATATCCAGCATAAAGAATCTGTTTTACATTACTAACAGATCCTCTTGCATTTGTGGAGTCTTGGAATATGGTTCTATTCTTAAGATCTAGTGGATCACCCTGTATGGCTTCAACAATATAATCCTGTGTGATCTTGTAGTCAGCATTAGAAGGTCTGATGAGGTATTCACTTGGTTTGATTACTTCTACTTCTTCACCATATAGAGCTCTGAACAGAATCTTAAACGATTCGTCTGTACCTTTGGAAGTGTAAAAACTATCTGCACCATAAACAAAGTTTCTTTGGTTTAAACCGGTGTAAAGGGTTCTGTTTTCGAACCCAGGTGTAACTTGACCTTTTACCCTTCTAAAGAACTGCTGAAGGAATAATACGTTAAGATTATAGACTTCTGTGCCCTTGGTGTGGTCATCAATTTGAGATTGTGAGAACTCTAACTGATCTGGAACAATAGAATTTATATAAGTGGTGATACCACTGAAACCTCTGGAACAATTTTCAAAGGTGGTGTCAGTCTTATACTCATAGTAGATAATCTCATCATCAATTTTGATAAGACCATCTCTGTTACAGAATCCGTCAGTTCCAGTGGTTGACGCAATACTGATAGTGGTATCAACAAAAGATAAATCACTACCAAGAATGGTAGAATTACGCAAATTAAAGAGTTCATCGACCTTGACATATTGATCGATATTCTTTAGGATATCTACAGGACCACTCTGGAATTCCTGAGAGACATAGTATTGTTGTAAAAACTCTGGTAGCAGAGGAAAATCGTCAACAACATATGATGGGAGTTGACTCGCAACTATATCCTGAAGCTTTACTCTATCTAATGCCATTTATCTTTAGTAACCGGAGGAGGTAGATGATGAAGTAACTGAAATTGATGGAGAACCGTTCAATGTTGCAGTTGAAGTAGTTGTTTGATTGGTGGTAGTTGATGAGGATTCAATAACTGTGATTGGTGTTCCTCTTACGAGACTTCCATTAGAATAACTAGAACTCACAATGTAATTACTTCCAGAAACATCATTATTAGATGAAATGTTGTCCCTGATTACTTTTACATTTGTGTTCCCAGTATCTAGTTGAATATAAAGATCTTGTAATCCGATTACATCGTTAGAGTAAGGAACAGCTGAAACTTGAACAAGTGGTGATCCATTGTTGACAGATGTTGAGATAATATTGATAGGGTTGAGTCTTATCTCACCCTTCTTATAATCAATAATTCCAATGTTTCTTCTAACAACAACTGGTTCGTCTGGTGATATCAATCTAAACAAGAACACAGTTCCTGTTTCAAGTCCAGGATTTGGTTGATCACCAAGATAAACAGTTCCATTGATACCACTTACAATAAATCCAGAGGATTTGATGTTGTAACCAATGATTGTACCATTATTTACTGCAGAGTGACCATGATTTTTGATGTAAAAACGATTGCCAAAACAAAGTTCATACTCGGCAAAAGTATTTAACAAGGCTTCCATATCCCTTCTCATGGTTATGGTTGTAATATTGGATGTGATAGCTTCATTACTATCATCAATAATCTTTTGGAACTTACTATACTTAAATCTAGCTCCAAATTTGTTCAATTCTACAGAATCTGAGTATCTGACAATACTATTGATAATAATATCTTGGACAGATTGTGAATTATTAGCTAAATTCGAGTTATAATACACATCACAGTCAGCTTCAACGTAAAGATACTTCAAATCGACGATTTCTGGAACAATTCCAGCGACCGAATACTGTTTTAACTCTTGTTGAATGTTCTGTTTGATGGCACTTGACAAGAAAACACCATTAAATGGCTTCACACTGATGAAAACCTTACCATATGATGGTGGAGTTAGGTCTTCGCCACCAAACGCAGATACAGATTCAGTTTCTGGATAGATCTGAGGAAGGATTGCTTCATAATCTGATGATGTTACTGCTCTATTTTGTGATGCATAGATGAGTGGAGCGTATTTTTTGACTGATTCAACCCCTTCTATGTCTTGCCCACCATAAGATGGGATGTTTGTAGTGATAGCAGAGATGCCAGAGGTGATTGAGGCGTTGTTATTGTCCCTCAAAACCCCAATAAATGAGAAATTTTCGATAGAATTGGTGATATCACCACTGCCAGTGATATATCTTGTCTCAATATAGTTGTTATTTTCGAGTTTTTTGCCAAAAACACCGTCTCCGAAGAGTAATTCGTACCTTTCTCCGTCTGTTTCTTGGATAAAGAACACTCTAGTGGTCGGTCCAACCTTAAAAAGACTGTTAAACAGGGTATATTTCTCAGAAACAGTGTCTCCTTCTGCTGTTCTGACCTTTACACTAATCAAAGAGGAGTCAATTCCAGCGTTATCAAGGATAAATTTTTGATTCTGAAGGTCTTCATCTACTGTAAAGTTCTGTTCAATGTAAGATCCTTCATAAACATCAATATTATTGAAGTATGCATTACCAGTTGAGTCAACCGGAACAGTAATATCCTCTACAATTGAGAAAATAAAGTTAGTTCCTTCTCTTGTTCCAGTCTGTCTAGACGTTAGAACTGATCCTGCCTTTAGAGTTACAGAGACAGATGTACCAGAACTAACATCTACGTTGAATGAGATATTAGCAATCGACGATTTTCTTGACCTTGGAACGTATCCAATGTTTCTAGCTAACGATACAACGTTCTCTCTAAGGGTTGCACCATCAATAAACACCTCATTAGTAGCCATGTTGGCGTTATAAGAGGTGATATATGTGTTGAAAGCAAGTGTATCAATGATTGTTGAGAGGTTAGATCCCTCAAAATCATAGTCGGTGAAGTTAGAGTTCGCCNTCAGATAATCCTTTATAGAGGTTTTTATCTGTTCAAAGTTTAAATTGCTAAAATTAACTAGAGACATTTATCTAGTAAGCTGTAATACAAATGATAATTGTTGTTCTGGGACATCAATCCCAGTGATGTAGTACTTAATAACAACATCAAATGCATTTTCATCATAATTTGGATCAACAATTACTTCATTGAGTTCTACTCTTGGTTCGTAATTATTGATTGTGTTTTCAATTTCTCTTTTAATAGAGTCTGCTGTCAGTAAATCCAAGTTTTCAAACAAAAGACGAGAGACATTCGAACCCACATTGGGTTGAAATGGCTTCTCGCCTGGTAATGTAAAAACTAGATTACGAACTGACCTTGATATTGCATTAGCGTTCTGGATGGCAATCAGGTCATCATTCAGAGGGTTGATCTGAAAGGTGGCGCTGATGTCCTTAAATCCTTGACTAATACGTCTTGCAGGCACTAATTACACTTACAACAATTCTGGTTTATTTAGTAGGTTAAAACTCATTTAGTGTAATGGGTTCCATTCCATATTCCCAGTCATCATAATCGTCCTCATTACGAATTCTTTCATGTAATTCTTTTTGGACTACGAAGTCATGCTTCTTAGGTGTGAGACCGTCGTTAGCGATCTCTCTCAACATCTTTTTGTTATCTTGAAACTCGTTGAGTGAAAGTCTTTCGTCCATGGGAGCCTTTTCTGATTGTGAAATCAGAACTTTTAAAGGGGTTGCTATCCCTGAATTTTTATTTATTTTCCCTTTCCTTAGCAGTCTTCCAAAAATACTCATCCTCTCTTCCCATACCCAATCTATCATTGCCATTCTCTACTTGATAATATTGAGTAGACACTTTAAAGTCAGGCATCTTAGGATCAACAGGAGTGAGACTGTTATCAAATATTCGTAACCTATTATTGGGGTAGAGTGCATACTGACCATTCTCCAATTCAATTAGATTATGTGACTTATGTTCTGCTGGGTTTTCACTCGTAGCCCAATCAACATAATCTGGATCATGGTGGTAGTTATCAATAGTACAGACATATGTACCCTTAACATTACCATGGTCTCTGGTATAACACTCAAAGTCCATAGAACCAATGAACTTCTTATCAACTGATACGACCCCGTAGTCCATACAATTCCAGAACTGGAGGTTTGGTAGACTCATATCAGGTGAAGGAATCTTTGGTTCTGATACAAAGGCACTGATAGGGAGTTTGTCATACATTGCCGCATACTCTGGTAAGTATGTCTCAAAATAAAAAGCACGTCCAGGAATCGATTTAACCGATACCCAGACGCCCTTTACAAATTCGCCATGTCCGCTTTGATGGTCCGTCAAGTATTCTTTACGGACCCATACTTCCTGTGAAGGAAGGTTAGCTATCAAACATGCCATATTAATTTACATTACTTCGTTATATATTATCGTCCTTGCCCACGATATTTTTTCTTTGCGTTATTGCGTGATGTAGCAGCGAACTTAGTGTTACGTCCCATACCTTGTCGAGTGTTCTTAGGAGATGAGTCAATCAGGGCGATACCACCCTTACCCATTTTTACTTTTGCCATATTAGTTCTGTGGTAGTGGTCTTGCGTTTACAATAATAGCAGATGGTTTACCTGCTTGGAAGAGTTTCTTTGCTTCATTTTGATGCGAAGCTGTAACTCTCTCTTTAAACCTCTTGTTGCCCGTAGAGGGCAACTTGAAGGTAATTTCATAGGGAAACTGTTTATACATCAGATAACACGCATCTTTTCGTGTCCAACACGGATACGAGGATCACACCAGATCTCGAAACCAGCTTCAATAGCGTCGAGACAGAACGAAACGTCTTCTCCACACATATCCTGAACAGCTCCAGACTCAAAGGTTTGCATCTTAGGAGCGAACCAAGGATACTTCATCTCTTCATGTTCGAACACACCATTCTTGATCAGAACCCAACCAAATCCAGTGTAGTCAACAGTGAAAGGCTTCTTACGCTTCTGGATACCATCAACCATCTCATGGTTCATGACTCCACCATTGTTGCGGAAGTCATCCTCTTCCAACCAGTGAGCCACAGAAGTAGTACGACCATCTTCTGTAGAATACCAACCAGCACTGATAGGACGCTCTTTAGAAGGATCTTCCTCAGCACCCTCAGGGAATGCTACGTCACACAGTTGCCAGAACTTCTCGGTATTGAATACAATATCACTATCAATCCACAACTGATAATCATACTTCAGTTTACCGTCCCAGGGAATCTGGTCAGGACCACGAAGAACATTAGCACCCAGACACTTACAACGTGCAAAGTTGACCATTGAAGAATAGTCTTGACTAATCTGAATACTCATCTGGTTCTGTACCAAGTCAAAACACAGTTGTACAAAGTTCTTCAAGAACGTAAATGAACAACCACGACCTGGCATACAGAATACAATACTCTTACCCCGCATACGTGCCTTGATAGCATCATAATCCCATTCGGATCCACTCTTGGCAGTACTAGAGGATTTTCGAGGTGCTGTAGCTTTTACAGTAAATCCTTTTCCCATTTGAAATAAAACTCCATTTCAATATACATTATACATGTAACAAGTTCACTTGTCAATGTCATTCATCCATATTTAGAGGTCCCCGGTTCACGTCTCTATAGGGTTTTCCCGACCTCTAAGAACCCATAAAAACCCTGTAACCTATCTAACCAAACCCCCCTTTAGGGAACTGTGAGAACTCTTTGTCAAACTCATACGAGAGGTCTTCCGCCGTATAATTCGTCGTTATAATTCCTACGAGATTGTTTAAGGTCTCCCAGGATGTTCTAAACTTCTCCTCTGTGAGTCCTGTAAGAATACATTTATTTTGTAAAAAAATTGAATACATCGTTTTCATAATGTCTCATGTATATAGTTTTGAGGTTCTCTCATACCCTCTCCTTCGGGGAGAACACCTGAGATGTCAACAACATACATTACACCTACTCCAAGAAGTATTAGGCACCAAAAAATTCCTGAGAAAATTTTTCCAGGATACTTAATTAACCAACCCGCTAGAACTACCTTCCAGAAATTCCAATAAGGTTCATAGTTTTTCA